TCTTTTAACGAGCCACTAATACCCTTTTTGTTAATTTTGCCAGCTTCTTTTGGTTGAAATACATCTGGTCGAACAATTATATCTGAAAGTTTTAATTTAGAAATTTCACTACTTAATGGAGCAGCTAAACCAACACTTTGCCCTAACTCGTTACTAAAAGTTCTATCCTCATCAGGTCTAATTTGCGCTTGTATATTATTTTCTGCTTGCAAATCTTTAGCAGCATTTCCAAGCTCTTCCATTTTTTTCTTAGCTATTTTTTCTGCTTTTATAGCTTCTTTTTCTAAATCAATTTTTTGTTGCTCTGTGTATCCTGTTTCCCATTGTGGTTTTCTTTGATATTGACCATAATGTTCCTGTATATCTTTCTTAGATTTTCCATCTGGATTATTTATTTTTATTCTATTTGTTGGTGTTTTGTCATCATTAAGTTCTGGTATTTCTGCATCAACTTCTTCCGTTTTTTCTATTTTAGTTTTTGCGTCTAATTCATTTTGCTCTAATAATTCTTTTTGTGTTTTTTCATAAAAGTTTCTTGCTTCTAATTCCTTCCTAATGCGATATGCATTATCTATGGCAGCATTAGCCAACTTCCATCTTGCTAAATAAGTAACTAATGGCTCTATAACTCTTGCTTGAGTTGTGTCTATAAGAGAAGCTATTGTATTTTTCGCTAAAGAATATCCGTAATCCTGAGCTGTTTTTGCATTTATGCTGTTATCCAGTAAGGACATTTGTGAATATCTACCTGGATTAAGCCCTGGGAAAGATCCTTTTGTAAATCCAATGCCGAATTTTGTTGGTGTAGATATTGCTTTACCTCCAGCACCAAAGGCAATTCCCATAGGTATTCCGTTAATAATTTCATTAACGAATATAGATTTTAGTTTTGCTTCAATATAATTATCTTCTAATCTTCCGTTATTGTTTATAGAGTCTGGTAGTAGATTATCTGCTAAAGAAGGCTGGTATGGATCGCCTATCAATGTTTCAGCTATAAGAGAGTTTCTTGCTCCTTGTATTCCTTCCTTAATAAGAAATTTTGAAACATTAGTTACTCTTGGCATATTTCCTTGCATCCAAGCAATTGCCTTGGCAAATTGCGGAGATCCAGCTTTTGCTTTGTTAAATACGTTGGCTGCATATACATATTCATCTGGAAGTCCAGGAGTTAAAAATTTAGCAGCAGCAAAAGTTACAAAGAAAGGAGCTGCTTCTCCAGCAAACGTAACGGAAAAATCTGCTAATGGTCTGCCTGTATCTCTTACTGGAAACCCTCCAACAACCTCATCTAAAGACTTGCCTTCGCCAAGCAATAATCCCCAATTTTCTCCACTTAATCTATCCGACCCATCCATAGGATCGTATGCTGAAATATCTTTAACCGCAAAAGGATCTTCCCCTTCTTGTATATCTTTTAGAATTGTGCCAGGACTAGACCTCATTGCGCCAGTTTCCATAGCTTCTAAAATGCTCATTCTGGCTTTTTTCCCACCTAACTCTTTAAGAAAAGCATTAAAACTTTTTTCATCTATCCCTGCTTTTATTGCTTTTATTTTTAAAGCCATTGCGCCTACTGGATCTCCTGACAACATTTCAGCCATATAGCCAGGCATATCTTGCCTTAATGCGTCATTAACAGTATTAGTTAAGCCGACAGTACCGCTAATAACACCTCTATCTGCTATACGAAAAAGATCGCCTAAGCTGTTTCTAAATCTATGCTGTCCTCTTAATTCTTCTGGCGCATATTCTCCGCCATAATCTTTAGAAAAAATATTTAACTTATCGTATAGACCTAAAAATGGTGTAGATGTTTTTGTATCTTTTCGCCCTGGCTCTTTATTTATTTTTTCTATATAGTACTGATCTGACTCTATTTGATCTTTATTAATAATCTCTGGATTAAAATTACTTGGTTCGACCTCTAAAGTTTTGTCAATCAACGTCTCATTATCTTCACTATAATTCTCATTACCAAGCTGGTTTCTTTTAAGCTGTTCAAACCTTTCAAGATATTTAGAGCTGGCTAAAAGCGTATCTTCATTGCCACCTGGGTTAGCTGCGTCTAGTAAACTGTCTGTCATCTAAATTCCTAGCACTCCGCTCAATTGCCATGCCTCTATCTTATCTAATACTTCTGCGTATGTCTCTAATCCATTTAAAGTCTCTAAAAATGGTTGTATTTCTCCCCAATTTTGCAGCTCTTTAGGAATAGAACTATGAGTCCAATCAATACTAAAAGTTGGAGGGTTTGTGTCATGCCTAGTAACAGCTTCAGAATATTGCGAGTCTGTAAGTATAGAACCCCTAACCTGATCGTTAATTAAATCTCCAAACCTACCATTATATGCAGTAGAAAGTTGACCTATTTCAAATAAAACTTCTAGTCCTTTTTGTGATTTTTTAAAAGAATTATTAAATTTTTTTGTTAAATTTTTAATTTCTTTCTTTAAATTTTGTTCTCCTTTTTCTTCTAAAAGTTCTTTATATGCTTCACTTTCTGGATCAAGTAATTGTCTGTAAAGGTTAATATCGTCATAAGTAGTTTCTCCACTAAATAAAATATTTTTTACAAACTGAATACTACCTTTGCTATTTAAAAGGTATGGATTAGGAGAATCTAAATGATTTACAAATTCGTAGTTGTCTGTGCCAGGGAATATTTCATTAACATTAATTTTATCTAATTTAGCTATAAGGTTTTTATTGCTTCCATTTGCAGGACCATATTCTTCAACAAATCCAAGTTCGTTAGTGTCTGAAGGATAAAAGAAATTTTTACCAAGACTATTATCTACATCTACTCCAAGCTCTATCATTTTTTTTGCAAACGTGCCATTCTGTATATCTGCATTTACTTTGTCCATTAACTCATCTTTTGTAACTTTTCCGTCTTTAGAAGCGCTTACCATATCGCTATATATTTCAGTAAGATAGTCGTCTATCGCATCTTCATAAGTTCCCCATTCTGCATATCCGTCTTTTGTTAAAGCAGGGTTAGAATCATATACCGCCTTGTCAAACGAAAATTTTAACTCGTCAGTAACAGCGTCTATTGAACTTGCTACTTCTCCTTTTACAAGATCGTTGTATTTAGTAATCATACCTTTTGTTCTGTCGTAATTCATAACTAAAGTTTCTCCGTAGATTCCATTCATATTGGAATAGTTAGCCATAAAAATTCGACATTGTTTTGTATTTTTTTTGCCACTACGAATACATTGATTTAATTCTGTTTCTAATTGTTTGACATCATTAGCAAATTCTGTACCAGTTAAGCCATAAGCTAAATTTACTAAAGCAAGTTCCCTTTGTTTGTCTAATATATTTTGTTGATTTATTTTTTCGCCTGGACTTAAAGATGAGTTTTGTATTTCTGCTGATAATGTTTTGTAATTTTCTTCAATTAAATTTCTTGCTTTTTTATATGCAAGTCTTACATTAGCATCCGCTTGAACTACTCCTGGAGTGCCTTCGCTATTATATATAGTCAAAGCGTCTTTTATACTTACCTCTTCTCCGTCTACTTCAATCTTTAAATCTTCCATCCCTTTTACTAAACTTGTTGAAAATTCAGTTTCTTTTGAAGTTTTATCAGCTCTGTTTAAATTATCTCTATCATTTACAATTTGTTCAATTTGATTTCTTAAGTAAGATGTACCTCCAAGACTATTAATCCAGGCTTGTTTTGGATTAATTCTTGTTACTCCGTCTACTGTTTCGTACCTACTATTATGTGGACCAATAGCAATACCAGGAAAATCCTCTGTACCAAGAACTAAACTTGAAAATTCTTCGTAAAGAGAGTCAGCGTCTAAATTTTTATACAAAGGATTACGAGCTAAATTTTCCCAAATCAATGTGTACATTTTTGCTTCCGACTCTTTTGAAAGTCCTAACTTTCTTACGTTTGCTATTATCTTTCCGATTGATTCATTTAATTGACTAGCTGTTTGATTAGGCTTTTCAAGTAAATTAATAGTAGAAACTATTTCTGCCTGTCCTAATTGCGTAGTTTTTTCTAAATAATTTTTTAGTTGGCTCGACCTGTCATTCATTCTGTGTTGCAAAATTTGCGGTTGCAAATTGTTATGCTCAAAAATTCCTAACTTACTATTCTTATATATAAATTCGTTATACGCTTGCTTGTATCTTGCGTCACTAGGATCTAATTCTGCTAAAGATACTTGCTCGTAAATAGGAGTTACGCCATCACTTTCAAATTGCAATTCCCCTTGATTGTTGCGAGCCTGTATTGGTTGTCCTGTATTCTCATCTATTGCGTCAACAGTTTCTTTTAATTTATATGTATCCCATTGAGTTAAATTATCTAAAACTTGTCGCTCATTTGCTAAAGAAGTAATTGTATTTCTTAATCGTCTATTGCTTTCTATCTCTTGTAAAATCTTTTTTGCATTTTCTATCTCTTCTGTTTTTTCTAAGCTAAAGCTTTCTTCTCCTTCTGCTTCTAAAGGTTGTTCTGTTATTTTTTTTAATTGATTTATAGTTGCTTGTAACTTGTCTGACGGATTAATTTCCTGACCATCATAACCAGTTTGATATGTATCAAGAATTTTTGCAGCTTCTAGATTAAGAACACTTTGTTCTTTAACTCTTGCCTCTGTATATGCTCCAGGTAATTGTTCAAGCTCTCCTTTTAAAGTTTTCATGCCATCAATAAAGGCACTAAACTCATTTGATTTAGCTTTTTTAGTATCGTCATAAAAGCCTTCTACACTTGGCAGATCAAGTGTAGGTACTAACTTTGGTTCGGTAGGGGTCGAATAAGTCTGTCCATACCATTTAAAATTTTGTATTTGGGGAGTTTTAAATGATAGATCTACCTGGCTAACGTCTCCAGTAGATTGACCAGTAGCAAGTTGTCCTCGCTTTTGATTTCCTTTTTTCTTAGGTTCTGCGTCCCCTTGAGTGTAATTAAGTTTTTGTCTTGCCATTAAATTACCTCAAAATCTACGTCTAATTTACTGTAATCAACAGCTAAATAGCCATTAATTCTTGAAATAGCATCAGGTCTGCTAGTAACCAGATCATGTGCCATCACTCCTCGATAACGTGTTGTAGGGTCATTCTTGTAATTAAATTCATAAATTGGATAACCTTTCGGAGATTCGCCTGTCCTAACTATATTCTCTTTAAGTCTTATATCACTACCTTGTGGAGTATTAGCTTGAATTACAGCTTGGTTAGCTTTAACACCATAGTAAGTGTTAAATCCGCCAACAACAGAACCAGCCATGCCAAGTGCGTATGGACCAAAACTAGGCTTGGGTATGCGTAGTGGCTTAACTGGATCAAGATAAGTTTTCTTAAGATATGTTCTAGCAGATCCCCTTCGAGAAGCTCGATCAGCCTGTGCATCAAGTCTCTGAGTTTGAGATCCTTTAAGCGCAAATGCAGCATTTCTATTTGTTACGAAATCTGCTGCTGCTCTCGATCTTTCTATCTCAGCCAAAAGAGTCCAGGCATTTTGTCCAATACGTTGTGAAGCTACTTCTCCTTTTTTCTGTAATGCTTGTTTTCCTCTCTCTGTTTGTTCTTGCGCTCTTTGTTCTTGTATTTGTTGCTGCTCCATAGTGATCCTGGTCGAATCTCTTTCATAAGCCAGGTCAGCCATAAATTCTGTATGTTGTATAAAATCCTCATTCATTTGATTCCTAACATCTTCGGTCATTCTGTTTGATTGCGTCTGCAATAATTGACTTTGATAATTAAGATTATTTTGTGCATTCTGAAAGGCAACATTAGATTTGGCTTGTTGATAAGCCATAAACTGTTGCCCTACTCCCAGGACTCCAGAAATTACTCCTAACGTAACTGCTTCACACATTAGTTAAACCTTGGCAAATTCATAAAAAGGACGACCCTCATACCCAAATGTAGCGTGTTCTTTGATGATTGAAAAACCCATGTACTTAATCCATTTTACATGAGTTCTATTTCTTGCATCTACATAATTAAATAATATTGGATAATTCATTTTAAATTTATCTAATTCTATTGGAGAATTGCGAAGAAAAGCTCTTACGTCTTTATAATCAGTAGTCATAGTTCTATGGCCTAACATCCATATTTTCCCCATATTTTTTCTAATTGGAATTACTCCGTACATACCCATAATATTTCCTTTACGGCCTACCATAGTCATGCAAGGTTGACTGCCAAAATAACAATATATAAGACTACTTTTTGGATCTGATCCAGAATATGCGTATATCTCTTCTATATCTTCTTGCCTCATATTAGAGGCGACTTCTATTACGTCATTGGGAGTTGACTTTCTCCAATGAAATTTACCTATATTCGTCTTGCTCTGCTGTGCAACCATCCTTCCCATTCTGCTGATTGAATACGACAAGGTAGTGGGCTATCACTTAAAATTTCAACTTTTGTGTCGTTATTTTGAGCCATAACTGGCACTTTGAATTTACCTGTTAAGAAAGGCGCTTGACCTAACGCTGGAGGATTCTGACCTATTACAAATCCATTATAAGGGTAAGTGAAAGAAGATCTACCTCTTGGACTAACTTTTACTTTAAATGCGCTTGTATCGTCAAAAACAAATGTCCAGGTTCTTATTTGTAATCGTGGACCAGCTATAACAGCAACACCACCTCCTGATGGTTGCTCTTTAAGATAAGGAGTACTAAATTCATACGTCATATCATAAAGCTCTCCTACAAAAAACTTGGCATTACTTAAGTCTCCAAGTACTGTCATAGTTCCATTACCGCTAAATCCAGATTGAGTTGCACCAGTTAATGTCTCTGAACTAGCTGTTAAAACTTGACCATGTTGAATTGTATTACCACTAACGTCTCGACCTACAACAGCCTGTATTCCTGTAGTAGCTGTTGGATATGGCAAGGAAATTACTGATTGAACACCAGCTCCACCTTGATTAATAACATTAACATGACATTGAGTTTCGTCTACTTTTCTGTCTAGCTTAATTTCAAGATTACTATTAAGATCAGTTGCTTCTGGACGTAAAGAACATTTTTCTAGATAAACTCCGTCTGTATATTGAATTACAAAAAATACATCACTATCTATAATTGTTGCGCCAAGAACAGTTTTAGCTCCTTTAACTTCCCAAAATGACCAAGAAGATTGTAATTTTTCATCTTCTTCGTAAAAGAATTTATAAAAATAAACACGCTTTGGTTCGTCTTTACTAATAGCTATTATTGTTTCTTCTGAAGCACTACTAACTAAAGTAACTATATTGTTGGGTAAGTATCTTGGAACTGCGGAAGATACTTCTTCTGATATTGGAACTGCACCTGTAACATCTTCCAGGTAAAAGTCACGCAAACCACTAAATTCTCCTTTAGGTATCGAAAAATATACTGTTCGACCAACTGCAATAGGGTCAACATTAGGCTGAGTTTCGTATGTAGTTATAGCTGTAATAGTTGCTGTTTGAGGAGTTAATGCGCCTCCAATACCAACTGCTCCAGCATCTAATCTAAACTGACCATGCCGACTAAAGAGTAGCAATGTGTTTGCAAATGCCAAGCTGGATGTTAGGAAATGAATTTCTGTGCCGCCTGTGACTAAATCAATAGGGTCACTATCTACAATTGTTTGTACTGTCTCAGGAAA